TGCCTCCTCCGAAGTTTCCGGTCTCGATAGTGCATCTGGCTCCCCCAGAGCCAGCGAAAGCATCAATCGTTGCTTGGCGCCACTGAGACGCAGGAGTTTGGTCAACGGCAAAGGTTAAGATGACCCTTGAGGCCCAAGCTCGTGCCATGCAGGCATAGGTAGCCAAGAACCTCACTACGGCGTTGCAGTCGGGCTGACCAGGACCGCAGAGTTCGCCAGCAGGAAGCTGCAGCAATAACTCAGCGGGCCAATAGGCTTTCAGTTGGGGGCTGCCTTCAACGTTTTGCGGGCGCCAGCCGCAGCCCGACGCACAATGGCCAATCGCCGCGCGTCCTCTTCAAGTGCCCACATCGGATCGATGCGGTCCTCACGTTCGTCATCTCGCTTGATCTGGACTGTCATGGGGCATCCTCCTGGATCTCGGAACGGTGCTCCTAGGTCGTTAGCGAGGTCTTAACGCAGTGATCACATTTGCGGCGGCGGGGCGGAATGGAGCAAACCCATGACCGCGATCACCATCACCGTCCGAGGCTCAGGACTGCCGAAGTTCGAAGATGCGGTCGCTGCTCTAGGCTCAACAAAAGCCACTCGTGCTTACCGCATGGCGCTGAACACCACCGGCAAGAAGATCTACACTGAGGTGAAGCGCACTGTAGCCAAGCAGATGGGCGCAACCCAGGCGAGGGTGGTTAGATACGGTCACTTGCGGCACAAGCCCGCGATGGGGAGTGAGCTGCAAACCAGCATCGAGAGCTCGGGCGGCTACATCCCGCTGAAGGACTTCGGTGCACGCCAAATCCGCAAGGGTGTATCCGCCAAACCATGGGGCAAGCGGCGCCTATTCGGCAGCACGTTCATCGTGCCCAAGCTCGGTGGACAGGTGTTCAGGAACACCGGCAAGTTCAGCGAGAAGTCAGGCCGCCACAACGCCATCGAGAGCCTATGGGGCCCTGCAGTTCCCAAGGAACTCGTAAGAGATCAATCTAAGGCAGCGTTCGAGCGGATTGCAGCACAGACGCTACCTGCCGAGGCAGCGCGCCTGATCAAGCTACTCTCTAGCGGCGCAATGACGTGAGCGCTGCCGTATCCGATTGCCTGTAGCGGCCTGCTGCTGGCTGCGTAGCAGCCCGGTTTTCAAATGGGCTGTAGCCTTGGATCTGCCGTCTACGGGTCTGCTGTGCCTCGGTCGTAGGAGTTCTGCCCAGCGCGAAGTACGCGATGAGCGAACCCGCGCTAACGCCAAGAGCGAAAATGATCTGCCAGTCCATGGTTGTGTCTCCATCGGATCTTGGAGCAACCATAGTGCAGCGAAGTCTATGAGCAACGGTAAGGTCCTGTTAACTTTAACCCGTGCAATGCCACCTATGTGGGGTGACGAGCAGACGGGCAGGCGTCCCCTGCGGCCCCCCGGGTTCAGGGACCGTTCCGAGGGTTTTGACCTGCTGCGGTGGCGCCGCCGCAAAATCCGTCTAGCTGAAAGTGATCAAAAGGTGTCCGCGTGGGGCAGGGCGTTTCCAAAAGTGAGTTCGCCCGACGGGAGGGTTGCGACGAGAGCCTGGTGCGCCGGAAGGTGAAAAGCGGCCATCTTCTCGCATTTGCCGATGGGACCATCGATCCCGCCCTGGTGCGTAGCGGGTGGCGAAAGGGATCTCGCAAGCAGTCGGACAGTTCGGACACATCGGACAAGCCAGTTGTCCGGGGTCCGACCGATAGAGCTGCGCAGAAGATCCTTGATGATCAGCCGATCAGCATCGATGGGCGAACGTTTCATTCGAAGGCGCAAGCTGAGCGGATGAAAGAGAACTACCTGGCCAAGCTGCGCCAGATCGACTTCGACCGGGCAGCCGGGGCGGTGGTGGATATCGATGATGTCGTGAACATCGTCGTCGCGGAATACCAGCTGGTGCGAAACAAGTTGCTGGCCTTGGGCGCCCGCATCGCGCCCAGAGTTGCCGTCATGAAATCGGCTGAAGAAGTGAAGGCGCTGATAGATCGTGAGGTCAACAGCGCACTCGAGGAACTAGCTTTCGATGGAGATGCAGACGGCGACCTGGACGAAGCCGACGAGGCTGTTAAGCGTCGGCTCAAGCAACCTTCTTAGGCGCGTTCGCAAGGCCCGAGCCGAAGCGCTCAAGCCGCCCCCGATCCTCACACTGAGCCAGTGGGCGGAGGAGTACGCGTACCTGTCGCCGGAGACGAGCGCGGAGGCCGGCAAGTTCCACGCCTTTGCGTACCAGAACGGCATCATGGATGCGGTGACCGATCCAACGGTCAAAGACCTCACTGTGATGAAGTCGGCCCGCGTTGGGTATACGAAGATCCTCGACAATATGGTCGGGTTCTTCATCCACCAGGACCCGTCGCCGGTGCTCGTGGTTCAGCCTCGAGTAGAGGACGCGGAAGATTACAGCCGGACGGAAATCGCGCCCATGCTGCGCGATACGCCGGTGCTGGCCAGCATTGCAGGCGACCTGAAAGCTAAGGACAGCGAGCAGCGCATCCAGAAGCGGATGTTCCGCAACGGATCGTCTGTCTCGTTTGTTGGGGCAAACAGTCCTGGCGGTTTCCGCCGCATCACTGCTCGGATCGTGGCCTTTGACGAAGTCGATGGCTATCCGGAGCAGGGCGCCGGCAACGAAGGCGACCAGATCGCGCTGGGCCGGAAACGCTCCGAGAGCTTCTGGAACCGGAAAACCATCTTGGGCTCCACTCCCACGGTTAAAGGCGTGAGCCGTATCGAGAAGTCGTGGGAGAGCAGTGACCAGCGCCGGTACCGGGTGCCGTGCCCGCACTGCGGTCATGAGCAGGTGCTGCGCTGGGAGAACCTGTGCTGGGAGAAGACCGAAGCCGGAGACCATCTGCCCGAGACTGCCCACTTCCGATGTGAGGCCAAGGGCTGCCGCATCGAAGAACACGACAAGCCGGGGATGATCGATGCAGGCAAGTGGGTAGCGGAGAAGCCGTTCCACGGGCATGCCGGCTTTCATATCTGGGCGGCTTACAGCCTGTTTCCGAACGCGGCCTGGCGTTACTTGGTCGAGGAATATCTGCGGGTCTATAAGGACCCGTCGCAGCTCAAGACGTTCGTCAATCTGGTGCTGGGTGAACCGCACAGCGAGACGGTGGAAGTCGCTGACCCCGCGGCATTGCGCAACCGGTGCGAGCCATACAGCTACGAGACGCTGCCAGGCGAAGCCAAGCTCGTCACCTTCGGAGCAGACACGCAGGACGATCGCATTGAGGTGACGTTCGTGGCGTGGGGCCCCAACGGTGAGAGTTGGGTTGCTCGGCACGAAGTGGTGGCAGGCGACACTTCAAAGCCGGAAGTTTGGAAGCAGTTCGACCAGTTGATTGTCGAGCCCTGCGAAACTGACGAAGGTAGGGTTCTGGTGCCGCAGGCGGGCTGTATCGACAGCGCCGGGCACCGTTCGGAGATGGTCTACAAGTTCTGCAGAGATCGAAAGCGCCGGCGCATTTACGCAACCGTAGGCCGCGGCAATACGGATCCGAAGAACCCGCGGATGATCTGGCCCAAGACGCCGAGCCGCACCAAGAACAGCGGCGACAAGCCCTACACTGTGGGCGTGGACACTGCGAAGGACGACATCTCGTCCCGGCTCGCCATCGTGCCGGACCCGAACGGGCCTACGGCTCGGGCTATCCACTTTCCCATGGTGGGGCTGAGCGCTGACTATTTCGATCAGCTGACTTCAGAACATGCCGTGGTCAGCTACGTCAAAAACCGCCCGCGGCGCATGTGGATACCGAAAAGCATCGGTGCTCGTAATGAGGCGTGGGACTGCCTGGTGCTGGCGCTTGCGGCGAGATTGTCTTTGCCGAACCGTCTGGACCCCAAGCCAGTGAGGCCCCGACCGGAAGCCCAGGCGAAGGCAGAGCCAACCCCTGAGAAGGCGCTGGACAGTTCTGGCGCCGAAGCTGGGCCGGATCAAGCCATCGTGGCGCCGGCTCGAAAAGCTCGTCAACGCACCCGCTGGAATGCGTATCGATAGGAAACACTGATGGTCGAGACCAAGCCTCGGGTTCGCGTAAAGGCGGGGGCCGTAGCGTTCCCTGCTGCGCCGGCCCGCAAGGCGACGGCTCGTTATCTGCGCCCGGACTCGTCGGGTATCCTTGCCATGCGCCGGGCAGTAACGCGGGACGCTCGGCATGACGTGTGGGAAGCGGCTGAACGGGCGTCGGCTCTAGCCATCGACTTCCTGCACAATAGCGGATGGCTGGCCGGGGCTGCCGACCAGGTTATCGCTGACACGATCGGAACAGAGCTCAAGCTAAACGCTCGGCCGAATTTCCACGGCCTCGGCTACACCGACAAGCAACGCAGCGACTGGTGCACGTTGGTTGAGACGGAATGGCGGCGCTGGGCCTGGAACCGGCACGAGTGCGATCTGGCCGGCAAGATGACCGTGCCAGAGATGCTCGATGCGGTGATGCGCAGCAACCTCGCCTATGGCGAGGCCTTTGGAGTTCTCGACTTCCTCGCCCGCGGGCAGCGCCGGCAGTATGGCCTCGAGACTGGCACCAAGGTGTCGCTGGTTGCTCCGCATCGGCTACCGCGTGTCACGCGTGAGTTCGAAGGGCTGGATCAGGGCATCTACCATGACACACGGGGTAGGGCGCTGCAGTACCTGTTCCGGCGTCGTGAGACCGGCCTTGAGGTGGATGCGCCGATCAGGGCACAGGACGTAATTCACGTGATGGATCGGGGAGAGAACCCGGGCAGCCCGCGCGGCATCTCGGTGCTGGCGCCGATCCTCAAGGTCATTGCCCAGTCAGACCAGCTAGCCGATGCCACACTGGCAACCGCTTTGATGCAGACCATCTTCGCGGCCACCATCAAGAGCCCAGAGGCGAGCGACGAAGCTTTTCAGGCCATCCAGACCCTGGCGGACACCGAGGCGCCGGCTGGCTGGGATGAGGCTGCAATGCCTTGGGCCGAACATGTCGGTGGCATTGCGCAGGATCTGATCGACGTGTGGGGCATGCGGATCGGTGCGCTGAAGGAAAAGGGCATCTCGATGTCCGATCCAGCTCGCATCAACCACCTGGGCCCTGGGGAAGAGTTCCAGATGCACACGGCGTCAACGCCGGGCAGTCAGTACATCCCATTCTCGCAGAACCTGCAGCGTGAGATGGCCCGACGGCTGGGGTTGACCTTCGAGTCCTTCTCGATGGACTTCACCAACGCCACCTACTCGAGCGTACGGATGGGCATCGCGTCCATCTGGCCGATCGTAACAAGACGGCGCGAACGTATCGCCGCGCCATTTGCCCAGGCGATCTACGAGGCATGGCTTGAGGAAGCCATCGCCGAAGGACGCATCCCGCTCCGCGGTGGCCTGGCCGCCTTCACGGCCAACAAACAGCGGATCGTTTGGGCTGAATGGCAGGGGCCAGCACAGCCAAGTGCGGACGATTACAAGAGCGCCATGGCAGCCAAGGTTCGGCTGGAACTCGGTATTTCGTCTCTCGCAGACGAAGCTGCATTGCTCGGCCGGGACTGGGAAGAGAACGCCACGCAAATCGGCCGCGAGATCAAGCTGCTCACCGGCGAAGGCATCCCGCATCCGTTCGGCCGGGCGCAGGGCGGCGCCGGTCAAAACGGTATGGCCGCAGAAGGCAACCGTGAACCGGCACGAGGTGACGCATGAGCGTGGAAGGTGACGACCCGCTCGCGGTGGACTGGTGCGCCAGAGCGACCCGATTGAGGGAAGTCGAAAGCGCCCTGTTGGCAGGCGAAATGGTAACGGAGGCCAGATTCGGCGCCGATCAAATCCGCTATGCAAACGCCAGCCTCTCCGACGTTCAATCGGCCCTGAACCACGCGATCAAGCAGTGTCAGATCAGCCGCGGTGAGAAGCCAAAGCGCACCCGCTACGCGGTGCGTGGCCGGATGACGCGACCCTACTGAGGTTCAAAACATGGCTGCAATTCTTGAAGACGGAAAGCTTCGGCTTTCCGGCTATGTCGGCGACTATTTCTTTGAGGACGGGTTCACCTCGTCTGACGTCGTGCTGGCTCTGGCCCAGGTGGAAGACGACAGCGACCTGGATGTTCACGTCAACTCCGGTGGCGGCGTCGCGTCTGAAGGCGCTGCAATACATGCGCTTCTGTCGGCTCGCGCTGGAACCACCAACATCGTGGTCGAGGGCATCGCCGCTTCTGCCGCCTCCCTGATCGCGATGGCGGGCGACACCGTCACCATGTCGGCCGGCGCCGTGATGATGATCCACGATCCATCGGGGATGACCTGGGGCACATCGGACGACCACGCCAAGACCATAGAGGGGCTTGAGGCGCTGGCGACGGCCTATGCTCGCGTCTACTCGGGCAAGTCAGGCAAGACCACCGATGAGTGCCGCGCAATCATGAAAGCCGAGCGCTGGTATTCGCCCGAACAGGCGATCGCCGAAGGCTTTGCTGACGACACCACCGAGACCAAGGCCGACGCTGTCGCCGCCTTCGATTACCGGACCTATGCCCATGCTCCGAAGCGCCTTACCGCGCTTGCGAGCAAGAAGAATTGGTCATTTCCGACCAGCAAGGCGGCACCCGCCGCGTCACCAAGTCCAGCACCGGAGAACACCATGTCGGACAAGAACGACGGCGGGGACAAGCCCGTCGATACTACGCAGATCACCGCCGACACCAAGGCGCGCATCAAGGCGATCATGACCTCGGCCGAAGCCAAAGGCCGTGAAGATCAGGCCGAACACCTGGCCTATGAGACGGACATGACCGCCGAAGCGGCGGTTGCCATTCTCGCCAAGGCGCCGAAGCAAACTGCAGCAGACAAGCCAGTACCAGCGAACGATGACGCCGCAACTCTGGAAGCGCGCCGGCTTAACGGCGAAGGGCTGAACGGCAGCGGCGGCAAGCCATCCACCATGCGCGTCGATCTCGTCGCGGACATGAAGCGCCGCAACGGCATCAAGTAAGGAGGGGCAAATGGCTCTGGAAACCTACAGCTACAAGGTCGACTCCGACGTCGTGAAGGACGAGGGCAAGAACCGGTTCTCTCGAGATGATGACACCTTGGCCTCCGGGTCGGGCGTCGTTGTTTGCGGCACCGTCCTTGGGCTTGTCGCTGCTACCGGCAAGTTTGCGCCACTCGCGCCCGGTGCTTCGGACGGCACGCAGAATGCCGCAGCGATTATCCTGCAGAACGCCGACGCGACGTCCGAGGATGTGACCGTCGTCAACCTCAAGCGGCGTGCGCAAGTCGTGCTGCAGGCCCTGGTCTGGCCGGTTGGCATCAACGCTACCCAGCAAGCTGCAGCTTTGGCTGCTCTCGAAACCCGCGGCATTGTTGCCCGCACTGGAGTTTAACCAGCAATGCCCACTCCGCTCGACTATCTGCAGGCGCCCGAGTTCGCGCCCAACCGCCTGACCGAAAGCATCAATATCCCGCCCTATGACACCGGTCGTCCGGCTCAGATGGGGCTTTTCGCCGACACGCCGATTGCCACCACTTACGTGCGTCTCGGCCTGACCGATGACGAGATCACCATCATCCCGGCTCGGGAGCGCGGCGGTGAGAACAATCTCAACATGCGTGGCGACCGCCAGGGGCTGATGATCAGCATTCCGCATTTTCCGCTGGATGATGCGATCACGCCTTCGGACCTTCAGAACCTGCTGGTCTGGGGTGAGGACTACGTGTTCCAGACCCTTGCTGGTGTCTACAATGAAAAGCTCGGGTCGATGCGGTCCAAGCACACGGCCACCTGGAACCATCTCGACTGGGGTGCACTCAACGGCCTGATCCTTGATGCCGAAGGCAAGCTCCTGCTTGACCTTTACGACGAGTTCGAGCTGACCCAGCACACCGTCAACTTCGCGCTGGATACTGCCAGCACCGGCATTGCAGCCAAGAACCGGGAAGCCAAGGCGCTGCTGCGTAAGGAGCTTCGTGGTGCTGCAACTCGTGGTGCCGTGGTGCTGGCCGGCGCCGAATTCTTCGACAAGTACGTTGCCCACCAAAACGTGTTGGACAACCTCAAGGCGTACCGCGACGCGGGGACCAATCCCGGTCGCGAAGAGGTCGAGGAGAGCTTCACCTTTGCGGGCATGCGCCTCGAGCGGATCGACGAAGAATTCCAGTATCGCCAGCCCGATGGCACCTTCCTGACCAAGGAAGCTGTTGCTGACGACGAAGCGATCCTGGTGCCGCTCGGTACGCCATACTTCAAGCGGTATAGCGCGCCGCCGGACACGATCGCCAACGCCAACCAGGCTCCGAACCCCGGCGATAAGATCTTCGTCTCAACCGACGATCTGCCGCACGGCAAGGGGCAGGAAATTCACACTGAGTCCAACGTGCTGCCGATCTGCACCAAGCCCGGCGTGATCATCAAGCTCACTGTTGGGCAGTAAGGAGGCCAGTATGTTCCGCCGTTTTAGAAAGCGCTTTGGATACCTCAACGAGGCCGGCCAGAAGGTCACCATTCCCCGCAATTGGGCTGGTGAGGTGAGCGACAAGGTGGCGGCCGATGCTGATGCCGCGGGCGCAACCCTCGTGGACAAGGCCAAGGCTGAGGTGCTGGATGGGCCCAAGCCCATCGAGGACATGACCAAGGACGAGCTCGTTGCGGAGGCCGTAAAGCGCAGCGTCCAGATCAAGGCCTCGGACAACAAGGCCGAAATTCTGGCGGCGCTGAAAGCGGCCCAGCAGCCGGTTACCTGATGCCAATCGCCGCCCGCTTTCACCATGCCCGCGACCAGGTGCTTGCGGGCGTGGACAAGGCCTTTGCCGAACCGGTCCGCCTGTCGTTCCTCAAGAAGGGCGTAGTCGATCCGGCCCGCCCGACAGTTGATATCGAAGCGGTGCTTCGGGTTGGGGGCGGTAATGAGACAAACATAGCCGGAGGCTGGGCGGCTAGTTGGCGCACCCAACTGGCGGCAGGCAAAGCGGAGCTGCACATCAACGCAGCGACTTATGCCGGGCCAGCAATCAGGACCGGTGACCGCGTAAGAGCGGTGTCCCGCCGAGGGGCGCCTTGGTTCGCTGTCGAACGGGTCGATGACCGGGGCGAAGCCCGTCTGGTGCTGGAGTTGTCCGAGACATGAGCCTTACACGGATCGCGCTGCGTATCGCTGCCGTTGAGGCCCTGAAGGGCCGGACGCTAGTGGGCGACAATGTGCTCGATAGCCCCAACGGCGCACTCGATATCCAAGCGGATGGAACCCTGCGGACGGATGAAGAAAAGCCGTTCATCAGCGTCTACACCGACCAGGGTAAAGCCGAGGGGGTCACCGGTCGCAGCCTGATCGAGAACGGCGTCTGTGACATCGTCTTCGAGATGGGCGTGTCGCTTGGCATGACCGAGGTCAACCAAGATACCGGCGAAGCTACGCTTGTGGGCATCCAGGTGCCGGCTTCGGACAGCACGAAAGAGTTCTTCCTGGATGTTGTGCAGCGACAGCTCACCGACGCCCTTACGGACCCCGAAAACCCATGGGCCGAGATCTATCGCGGCCTGCACTATGACGTGGTGAAGATCGAATACGCGGGTGCCCGCAACGCTGACGATGGACAGCGCCTTGCTGGTCATCAGATGCGGATCTCTGTTCGGCTTGCGGACGATCCCGTCACGGGTGAGGAACTGGACCCCCAAGCTGCCTTCGCCCAGTTCCTCGCTGCCTTGGAGGCGACGTCAGATAGCACCTATCTAAAGCAGGCCGCAACGATCCGGTCTCTGCTGGCAGGCTCGAATGAGCCGTGGCAGTCGCTACAGCGCCGGCATGGCATGACGGCATCGGAACTGCTCGCTCTTGGCCGTGGTCCGGTTGCCGGCGACCAAGAACGGGCCTCGCCGGCGATGGCAGCGGCGACTATCGACGTACGGGGCCGACCACCACTTGAGGAGCAAACCTGATGTTCGCCGAGTTGGTTGGCATGAAGGCCGATCTCGAAATGCTGAAGTCGGCCTTTGGCAACGCGCTGAAGGTTGGACCGGTCGAGGTCGTGGATGCTCAGAAGGGATATCGCCTGCGCCTTGGTGGCACAGATGAGGAACCATATCTGTCGCCGTTCTACCCGCATCCTGAAACCGGCAAGACCAGCGTCCCTTTAAAGAAGGGTCAGATCGTTGGGGTGATGAACCCCTCCGGTGATCCCCGGCAGGGTCTGGTGTTCAGGGCGGGATACTCAGACGCCAATCCCTCACCAAACAACGACATGGAAGCCAACGTCTTCGAAGATGCGGGCGTTCGCATCAGGGTGGCCAATGGTGCCCTGGTTATCGAAGCTGGCGGTGTCACCCACACAATTTCCGGAGAGGGCGTAAGCACCACCGGCGGACGCATAGAGCACGACGGCAGCAACATCGGATCAACGCATGTGCATGGCGGGGTAGAGCCGGGCGGTGCCGACACTGCCGAACCGCACTAAGAGAGCATCATGGAAAAGAAGACTTACGAAGTTGCCCCCGGCGTGGCCTGGGTCAATGGCTCGCCCACGCCCAAAGATCGCAAGGTGGAGCTTACCGCTGCTGAAGCGCAGTACGATCTGGGCCTCGGGCGAATTACGCTCGCCGGTCCGACCAAGGCTCAGGCGAAAGACTGATGGCCGACATCGACCGACATACGGGCGAGGTCATCGACAACTATGCCTCTGCCCTACAGTCGGTCGAGGTGATCTTCACCACCCGCATTGGCGAGATGATCCTGGTGCGTCACTTGGGGGCCGGGCTTGTCGAGCTTCTCGGCCGCCTAATGGTGCCGGCACTGTTTACTGCCTTTCGCACGCTGCTGGCTGCCGGCATCGATATCTGGGAGCCCCGCTTCCGGGTTCGGCGTGTCGATCTTAATGGCAGCGTTGATGAAGTCCGGCAGGGTCGGGCGGGTTTCCACATTGAGGTCGATTGGCGGCCTCGCGCTCATCTGGGTGACGACGCCGTTGAGGGTGTGCGCACCTTCGGCTTGACCTTTGCCGGTGGACGGGCCGTGACGGCCAACACTTAGGGGCTGCAATGACCACCAGTATTGATCTGTCGCGTCTGCCGCCACCGGCAGCGATCGAAGTTCTATCGGCCGATGCCCTGCAGAATGCCTTCATCGATCGGTTTCTGCTGGTCTGGAATGAAGAGCGGTTGGCCAATCCCGCATTGCCGGTGTTCGATGCCACGCGGATTGCGGCTAGTCCGGTCAATGTGCTCAAGCGTGTGTTCAGCTATCTGCGGCTGCTCGACCGCCAACGCGTCAATGAGGCAATCAGCGCGGTTCTCGCGCCGCTGGCTCATGGTGCCGACCTCGACAACATCGCAGCCGGGCAGGGTATTCAGCGCCTCGTCCTGGTGCCGGCAAGTACAACCGCTCCAGCCGTTCTGGAGAGCGATGTAGCACTGCTGCGCCGCTACCTGCTGAGTTTCGGCCGTCCCGCTGCTGGCACACGTGACCGCTACCTTTTGGAAGCGTGGACCGCTTGGCCTACCATGCTTGATGCCCGTGTGAACGGCCATGCCGTCCACGGCCGCCGCGGTGACAGCGACCTCGTTATAATCGGCCCAGGTGGACGCCTGCCGACAAATGAGGAAAGAGCTGCGGTTCGCAACGCCGTGACCGCACCGGACGTGCAGCCCGACGCCGTAGCAGTCAATGTCCTGGCAGCGCATCGGATGATCTATCCGGTTAGGCTCGTGATTGAAGTGCCCAAGGGTCCAGATGCCGAACTGGT